TTTGCATTCTTTTTACTGTTTCAGATACTTCAGAAATAATTTCTGGATTAGCTGGTCTAGCTGTTGTACCTGTAGCTTTAGATGCGAATGACTTGTGTTCTTTAATTGTAGATGGTTTAGCCACTACATTTTTAGAAACTGTTTCGAAAACTAATTTAACTTCTTTAACTGTCTCTGCTTTGTCAAATGCTGCGATAACATTAACTTTTTGAGATTCAGATAAGTTGTTTGATTTGAATACTTTATTCACATAAAGTAATTTTGCGTTTAGAAGATTAACCTCTTGAAGTTGTCCTCTTAAAGTTTCAACAGTTGCTAATGCTTCTGCTAAATCCTCATCAACTCCTTCGTTTGGTCCTGGTCCTCCTGGTTTGTTAAGACCTAAACCTTTACCACCGTGAAGTTTATCACCAACACTGTCGATCCATTTTTCGAATGCATCTCCGTACTTAGCAGCTAATGCTTTCATTTCGTCAGCTAAACCTTCTTCAAGATTTTCACCTTCTTCAACTCCTTCTTCCATTTCTTCAGATTGCTCTAATTCAGAAAGTAATTCGTTAATGTCGATTTCTTCTTCTTCACCGTTTTCAATTCCAGTCATATCGTCAGCGTATTCTGCTGCTTCTTCTTCTGGTGTTTCTGCTTCTTCGTGCTCAATTTCTTGATTAACGATTCCACGGATTAAATCTTTCAAATCTTCGATAGACATATCTTCGATTTCTAGATCTTCTTCTTCGCCTGCTTCTTCCTCAGCTCCTTCTTCTCCTTCTTCTTCTCCTGCTTCTTCTTCAGACTCTTCTTCTTCCTCCTCTTCAGCTTCTGCTACGTTACCGTGTGCAGTATCTGTTTCTGGATTGTTGATCAAATCAACCTCGTTCATTACTTCTTCGTCTTCTGCATCTTCCATTTCTTGAAGTTTAGCAGCTAACATGTCTTTTAAGTGAGGTGTCAATGATTCTTCTAAAGCTTCTTTAGCGTTGGCAATTGCAGCTTCACGAATAGTTTTAGCTTCAGCAATAGCTTGCTTTAATAAATCTTTGTTTGACATAATGTTTGTTTGTTTGTCGTACGTCTATTGTAGATTGTGAGACGTAATAATGTTTTACTTTGTAGTAGATATCACATAAGGATCGTGATATATTCTTATATAAATACACACGGTTTTTCTAAAACAACAAAATCCACCTTTATGGGGTGGATTTGTGATTTGCAAATTGCAAATTGTGTAATGTGTTACTATATATGACCTAGTAGGTATAGTGTATCTTCTATATTAGATTCAACATCGTCAAAGTTGCTTTCATTAGAAGCTATCTGATTCTCTCTCTTATACTGTTCTAGTACATCTAGTGCGGCTTCCAAGTGTCTTTTAATGTGAATTGATGCTGTACTTAAATCTAACTGCTCGTTTAAAGGTCTTTTGTTTAAGTGATTTGCTTGCCAGTTATGTATATCGAAATTACTTTCCATTATGCTCTTAGTATATTATTTAAAATAGTATCCAACTTATCGTACTTACCTGCTTTTACTTTCCCTTCATTCAATGAAATAGGATTCATAAATGCTCCTTGAGTAGATGGATTAGAAACAAAGTCCCAACATACTAACTCAAAATCTGGTTGTACCATTAAAGTACCTTCGTTTGTCTGAGTTACTGATCCTGTACCTCTTGAAGAAATACCTATTGTATGTCCTCCTTTTACTATCTCCTTAACAATGTTACCTGCTGGTGTGTTAAGTAATTCAACTCTACCCATTAGGTCTTCTCCATCCCACCATAGTTCTTTTACGACGTGTGATGCATTCTTTAAAGAAACAATAGCTGATTCTGGATGATCTAATTCTCCGTAGGCGTTACCCACTTTAACGAAGTTCTCTATGTAGTTGTTTACTTCTTGTTCAAGAATTTCTCTCTTATAGATTCTTCCGTTTTGATTCTTGGCTCCTGCTCTCTGCATAATACCTACTACTTCAAATATACCTGGTTTGGTTTTTGATTCAGTAAGTACTGCTTTAAATGGAGTTACATTTACTAATAAATTACTCATCTTAGTTTAATAAGTCTTTTAGTGATACCTTTGTTTCCATCATGTCTCTTTGTGCCTGTACCCATGCATCTGAATTCATTGCTCTGTCTGATGGTGATTCGTATCCTGGGTCCTCTTCTTGATCTGGTTGATTCATCCAGTGTTGACTGTAGTCATAGTCGGCAAATATCTGCTCGATACCTTTGTTGTATCCGTATATTTGATGATCATCTAAAAAATCTGCTAAAGAAGCACTGTTTTCGTCTTCATCCGGACCTGTCATGATATCGAAAATCATGTCTGTATATCCGTAGATTTGATTATCATCTAGATAATCTGCTAGTTGACTTTTGTATTCACCGTCTGATTTAGGTCCTTGCATTTCGTATACCTCTTCCTCTTCTTGTAATGCTTGTTTGATTAAGTTCTTAAGTCCTTCTTTCAAAGTAGCTTTTTTCATTCCGTTGAATGTATCAACAGTATTTTTTGCTGTAGCATCTACCATTTTATCGTGAAGATCAACTTTAGGATTAACTCCTGCTAATTGATTAGTATAAAATATAGCATCCTTCTCTAAGTTTTTAGATACTTTAGCTAACGCTTTTGTATATTCTTCTGGGGTTGGTGTTCCATGAACTCCTAATACTTCTAACTCAACTCTTAATCCTCTAAGGATTTGTTCGTATGGATACTTGTCCATATCGTTAGTTGGTTTGTATCTATAATCAGTTAAGCTCTTTTTGGTAAGTTTAGCTTCGTTTAGATTCTCATCCAATTCAATTCCAGCAGCTTTAGCTACTTTTTCTCTAGCTTGACCATGTAGTGAAGTTAGTTTTGCTTTTACTTGAGCTAATCCCTCTTTACCTTTTACTTTTAAGAATGATTTTAGCTTGTCAAGATTGTCCGTTTCTAATGTGTGTTTCCATACATCTGCAAAAGACTCTTCAGCTTCTTGGATCATTCCTCTATTTTTAAGGATAGTAACTGCATCAGCATATCCGTTAAAACGAGTAATAAGGTTAGGATGTTGCATTCTAGCCTCAACTATGAACTGATCTTTAGTGAATTTACCCTCTTGAATTCCGTTATATTTTTCTTGTAGTGTTCTCATGTTATTTATTTTCGTCTAAGTAGTCAAACATCTTGGTGTGTGAAGGACGTGAAGGTCTTTGCACTGTTTTGTAACCTAATTTTTCTGCTGTTTTTGTAGCAGTATTTTTACCTGCTCCTTTTTTAGAAAAAGCAAATGGTGTTGAATATGCTCCTGCTCCTGCAGATGTACTCATCTCCTCTAACACTTCTTGAAGTGCTTGAATTAGCATTGACTTTTTCATATGTTCTTAAGCTCGTTTACTAACTCGTAATACTGCATAAGAGATACTAAATGATTATCGTCTACTTTTTGTGTAGCCTTAACTGGTACTATTGCTTTGTATATCTCATCTAACTTAATCTTTACGATATCGTCAGTTACTTTAGTTTTTAGTGTAGAGATTTGATCTTTAAGTTTTGTCATCTCCTCATTAACTACGTTTCTCAATCTTGTAGAAGAGTTAGCTGAGATGATAAATTCTTTTAGGATGTTCTTTTGTTCTGGAAGTAAATCCTTGTACTGGTGGTTGAATTTCTCAAGTAGTATTTTATATGTCAAAAGACGTAAGTCCTTATCATACTTTGAATACTCTTCGATTAATGCATTCTTAACTTGTCCTTCTGCTTGTTTACTTTGGGTAAGGTGTTCTAATAGTGTTGTCTTATTGTCCACAAATACATTAGGGTCAACTAAGTCTGGTGTGTTTTGTGCTTCCAATAAACAGTATAAGGCTGCAAGTGGTTTGTATGCCTCTACTTTAATCGAAAAGAACTCCTCCAAGTCGTAGTGACTTTTTAGTTCTTTTATCAATTCGTACTTTTGCTTCTTAAGAGCAGGAAGATCTAGTTTCCTAGATATCTCTACAATAGTTGATACAATGGTCTCTGCTTTCTTTGGGCCTACTCCTTTGTTTTTAAGTACAAAATCATATAATTTAAACTCCTTTACAAGTGCTGTGTTACCTGTATAGAATTTTTTAATCACTTTGATTGCCGGAGATTCTTTTCTAGAAAGAGTATCGGCTGCCATTTGTTTTACCAATAGCTCAAATATAAGGCCTGTATTTTTGTATTTGGAATGTTTTATCTTCACAATAGTACTGTCTTTGTTATAAATATAGACTAATTATCTAAATCTTGGATATTATCTTCGTTTAGTAAGTCTGACGTTTCTGGTTGACTTTCTTCAAAGATCATTGTCTTCTTTGGTACAAATATATCTTTGTTTCTTAAGAATACAACTTTAGTATTGTTAGTACTTTCTTTTACATTCTCAGCATCGCTTGGATACCCACCTTTCATTCCATGTACTCCTAATCTATCTCTTCCTCCAGCTGGATCCTTTTGTGTACCTAAAATAGAGGCTTTAACTCTTGGACGTCCTTCTGGTTGTACGTCTCTCTCATCATATCCTGGTGGAACTTCTCCCTGTTCTCTGCTTCCGTAGATAGAAGCTAAGTCGTGAGGTGTACCAAATGATTGTCCTGATACTACTGGATCGTTTCCTTCGTTCTCAATTTGTGATATTCTGAACTCTCTCTTAGCATCTTCTCTAACTAGATCTCTCATCTCGTTATAAGTGTCTTCTGATAAGTTGAAGATGTGATCGTAGATGTAATCTGTTGAGAATAGTTTAGTCTCTTGCATTTGACGAGCTAAGTCTATTTTCTCTTTCAATAGAGCTACTTTTTCTTGCTCGTAGATGATTGATGGTGTAGTTAGCTTAATCTCAAAGTTAGTAAGAGATTCTCCTCTAAACCCTTGAGCATATAAATGCACCAATCCTATCTTAGTTAATTCACTCTCAAGTATTCTCTGTATTCTTTCAACTGATCTTGCAAAACGAATATCCTCAGATGCTAAAGTTGCTTTACCACTTAAGTCTTTTTCGTATCCAAAATACGCTTTTGGCACTTTTAGTGCAGCAAACATCTTGTCTCTTAAGTACTCAACGTCATTTGTTCCATCATACTCTAATCCTTTTGTAGTTTCAATACGAGTTGAAGTATCACCTCCACGAACTGGAAGGTAGAAATCCTCCATCATATTCATCATATTGAATCTCAAGTTGTATTCTCCTGTTTGAGGATCTACGTATGGAGTCTTTTTGATGCTGTTGATAGTCTTTTGCATGAACTGCTCTACCTCATTTGGTGGAATAGATCCTACATTAACATAGAACATCCTTTTCTCAGGAGCTCTCATGATACGGTGAATTAGCATCGCATCTTCCATAAGAGTTAATTGCTTGTATATCTTACGAGCTGGTTCAATATGCGATCTACCGTATGGTAAGTAGTTTGTATCTGATAGTAATCTGAAGTGGGCTACCTCGTAGTTGTCTAACGTAATAATTGATTTGTTAGCCTTAGGTATATAGTTTGGATCTGCTGATGAAGCTAATCCGTCTGGATCGATTGAGAATATTACTTTTGAAGGTTGTGTTGGGTCTTGTCCCTCATAACGTACCATGTTGTATACCGTGTAAGGTAGTACATTATAAACTCCAAATTCGTCTGAGATCTCTAGCTTTAAAAAGAAGTCACCATACTTACACATGTTACGAGTCCATGACCATAAGTTAAACTCAATATTCAATACATCGTAGTATAGGTTATATAATACTCTCTGGATACTCTCATCTGATGATTTGATAGAAAGAACTTCTCCCATATCATTCTTCAATGTAGCCTCATCTGCTAAGATGTCTAATGTGGATGCAATAATTGGATCGGTGTCCATTGCTTCATAATCCGAATAAAGTTGAATTCTTAATGTTTGGTAATTAAGATTCGGATTAAATATATTTTTGTTGTTATAGATATAGAGACGTGAGAATCTGTCTAATAGAGAGTTGGTTTGGTACTTACCAGTTGTTTGAATTTGGTTAGTATCCATTATCTTCAACTCATCCCCTCCTACGTTCCTTACTAGTATGTCAGTAGAGAATAATCGCTGTAGTGAAGAAAATAAATTTCTTTCTGCCATTTTAATTTGTTTTATTTATAAATAGTACTCCTATCCTAATAGCCAGGATAAATCCTCTTCTCCGTTAGGTGTCTTCATAAGATAAGGATTATTTTGCATAGGAGCAACATTAAATACAGCAGTATTTCTCTGATTAAGGTTTACAAACGAAGACATAGTAGCTCTTGATAAGTCCATACCCTGCTGTCTCATTCTAATAGCTGTATCCCTTACGTATAGTGCTGTAGCAAAAGGCATTACAAGGTCATCATTGTATCCTGTTTGAGCTTGAGCTTTTCCATTCTTCCAAATGAATACCCTTAGCTCACCTAATAATCGTTTTGATTGTAATACAACTGATCTCTCTCTTACGTACTCTGTCATCTTAGCAATAACTAATGGACGAGTCTTTAGTGACATAGTAAATCCTGGAACTAGTTTATCCCTTTCGAATTTAGCCATATATGATTCAACTGTTTCAGTGTCTGATCTGGATGAGTAGTATAGGTTCTTGTACTCTCTTTCTAATATTTGTTCAATGGTTGACCATCCAATATTTGCATTCTCTACTACAAGTAGTGCATCGTTGTATTCAGATGCTATTCCTACAAGTACGTTTCCGAACTCCTTAGGAGATAGTTTACCTTTATATTCAGCAACTTGTGTCACTGTCTCAATATCGAATACGTGGAATGCAGAGTAGTCAGTAGAGTCTCCCCTAGCAACGTCGGCAACAACCATATACGATTTAGTGTAGTCAGGTGATTCCCATACCCACAAGTTACCATCAACTCCTCTTTTCTCTGTTGGTTCTTTTACGTAGGTCTCTTCGTAGAATGATAGGTTCTCAACCTCAATTACAGTATCTCCAGATGACATGAAATCGCAATCACACTCTTGTGCTGCATGCTTTTCTCCTAGTTGTCTTGTTTGCTCATCTCTCCAAGATTGATCTCTTTCTGGATGTACATCCCATTTTAGTTTAACAGGTATAAATCCATTCTCTCCTGCTTCTGCTTTTTCCCATGTCTTATGGAACCAGTTACCTACACCATTTGGAGTAGAAAGTGCCATACACTGACCTCCTGTAGCAAGAGTTTGTTGTGCTGCAGTAAACGTCTCTTCAATGTTATCGATAAACGCTGCCTCATCAATTAGAAGTAGTGATACTGCTTCAGAACGTGCTGCATCTGAGTTAGATGATTTAGCTGCTATCTTAGATCCGTTCTTAAGTCTTAGTGATAGCTTATTTTTTTCTGTAAAAGGTAGTTGTAACCATTTGGGTAGATTCTCATACATGAAAATCGTTTTGGTAACTAAGTTACGAGCTGTTGCTTGTGTAATAGCTAATGCTAGTACGTTCTTATCTTTGTGGAAGATCATTAACCATAAAGCATATGCTGAGGCTAGTGTCGATATCCCTAACTGTCTTGACTTTAGTGTAACGATCATCTTCTCATCTCTAAATAGATGGAGAACTCCCTCTTGGAATGGGTATAGATTGAAGAGGATTCTACCTCTAGTTGGATGTTGGATGTAGCAATACTTCTTCATGAAGTAAGCCGGGTCTTTAGCACACTTAATGTACTCTTGTGCAACTATTTGTTTTATATCTTGTTGTGACATATTATATATGTATATAATATAAATATGGGGATATAAAAAAACCCACCTTTATGGGGTGGGCTTGTTTAGTATGTAGTAGACTATTTTTCTTCTTTAGCCTCTTTTTTGCTAGCGAATTTTTTCTCAAATTCTTTTCTCAATTTTTCTTCTGCTTTTCTTAATGCTAGAATATCTTTACGCATTTGTTTAACAGCTTTTTGATCGATGTGCTCAGCATTCTCTCCTTCTTCTAAAGATGATACTTTAGCCTCTAAAGCCTCAGCTACCTCTTTCATTCTGTTCATTTTGTATTTATGAGCTGCTTCGTTAGTTCCGTGCTCGATGTTAGACATCAACTCATCAATAGTTTTGTACTTTGGAAGTGGGTTTTCTTGAACCATCTCATCCTCTGCCATTGGAATCTCTTCTGCGATTGGAGCTTCCTCAGCTACTGCTTGTGGAGCCATTCCTAAAGCTGCTTGAACCATCTCTACTAGAGCTTGTTCTTTAGCTGTCAATGTTGATTCTTCTATTTGAGCTTCTTCTACAGCCTCTTCCATGCTATCCTCTTTCTTAGCCTCAGCTAAACCGATCTCTTTTGCTATCATTGCTACTTGTTGAGATGGTGCTGATGGTGAGTGACTGTATTCTGAGTAGTCAATATCTCCTTTGTGGAATGCATCTTCTACTGCATCTAATAGTCTCTGATGCTCAGGTGTTCCTGGTTCGAACATGTCATCTACTGCATTCATTGTGCGATCGTATCCGTAATCGCTCTCCTCTTTAAGGATTTGTGCATTCTTTGTAAGTTTATTCTCTGATAAGAATGATCTTAAGTTAAAATTATCTGCCATTTGTGTATTTGTTTTTTTGTTATAAATAGTTTACTTTTTTGTTGAGTATGCTAATGTTAGGTTACCTAATGCAACTCTGTTGATTTTTACTGCACTTTCACTATCCTTAAGTTTAGCCTGTTCCTTAGCATTGACAATCTCAGCTGATGTAGGACTTGTCCATAGCATCAAGTAATCTACTGAGTTTAAGTAAGCTACCTTAATTGCATTAAGATCCTTAAGTGGGCTAGTTTGCTCACTAGACTTGACCCATGGATGGTTTAGTAGCTTCCTAGTATCTGAATGTACTTGTTCTGCTTCTTTTGGAGTATTTTCTGTTTGCACCAAATTACCCTCATCATCTAATTGTATTGTGTATTGAGTACCTTTTGTTACCACATACTTTTTATCTCCTATCTTAATTTCCTTAGACTGCTTGTCGATGCTATCTTCTGTATATGGAAAATCTGCTAATAGTTTTTCTAATGCTAGTAAATACTCCTTAGGTACTTTATTAACGTCAACTAAACCTGCATCCACTACTCTAAATCGAGGTAATGTCTTGAAAGGTTGTATGGCTTTTCTAAAGGTCTCTAGATGCTCTTGGAACTTAGTTCCTGCTATTCCTGCAGTACTTGCTAGAGCAAATTCTCTAGTACCTGTTCCTGATGGTAGCTCTTTTATCTCTAGTACCTTTCCTCCTGCTGTAATATCTTTTTCATTTGCTCCACCTATCTTAGCTCCTTGAATTGCTACTAATGGAATTAGCTCTCCTAATCCTCCTCTAAGTACTTTGTAGCTGTATAGGTTTGCAAATGCTTTTATGTAGGTATCCTTATCCTGTACAAAGTCAGGAATACTAGCTGCTTTTTTGTAGTTAGGATTAGCTAACGTAGCTTGAATTACGTTATCAGGAACCCTAGCTTGAGTTAGTATACCTTTTACGTACTCATCCTCATTGCTGATTTCGTCTTCTTGCTTTTCTTGTGCATCTTGACGAATAGGTTGATACGATGCTGCTGGTCCTCTTCCTTTATCCTTCTTTTGATACTGGTATAGTTGTGCTCCTGGTTTTGGCTTTTTTGTTGCTGTATCAAAATCCTGCACCCTAACGTATATATGCTCCTCTGCTCCTGGTACGTGAACGTAGTCATCGTCGGATTGACTTTGCTTTCCTGCTTCTACGATACCATACTCAGAGTATATCTCTTTTAGTATTTTTAAATCATCTGGGTTATTCATGTCTGGGTACCCTTTCTTACATCTGTAAGCCCACTCCGTAACTAGTTTATCTATAACCTTCATTTTTATAATGCTTCTGGTGTTTCTTCTTCTGCTTCGGCTGGTGCTTCTTCACCGCCTTCTTCTGCTCCAAATTCATCTGCTGCTACTTCTCCTTCTCCACCTCCTGCTTCAGCACCTGGAAAGTCTCCTCCAGTACCTCCACCTGCAGCTGGTTCAGATGCAAATTCTTCTCCACCTGGTTCTTCACCTTGAGTAATTGGTCCGTCTCTCAACACTCTTCCAATACTATCTAATGCTTGTTGGTAAGCTGCTGTTCCTCCTAAGTAGTATCTCTTACCCTCAATGTTAGCTTGAAAATCCTTACCCATCCATCTTAAGTCGAATGATTGTCCGTTCTTAAGTACTACTTTGAAAGTAGATGGCTTAGGTACTGTCCATCTTACATCCTCTACGAATTCATCGTACTCTGGTGTAAGTAGAGATACTAGTGTCTTCTTTACTGTTGGGAATTTACCTAGTATTTCTTGAGTTGATGTTGGTAGTACAGCTTCTTGTTCTGTAAGTACCTCTACATATGCCTCAAGTATTGCTTCTTTTAACTCACTTTTAGAGATAGCATCTCTTCTGTGCTTTAAGTACTTATCAGTCTTATCAACTTTTCCGTTATTGTCGATATCGTCATCTTCTTTTCCTACTGGATCTAGTGTTTCGTCAACTTTATCGTACTTGCAGTTTTTACTACCTGTAAAATATGGAGTTGGATGTGGTGTACCTTTTACGTGTACATGTCCACATTTGTGACAACAAGTTCCTTTCTTTTCGCTCAATCCAACAACTATTGTTGAAGGTACTTGTTCATCTTTCTCAGATTGCATGTACCCTGCTGTAGCATCTAGGTAGTCCTCTGCCTTAGTTAGCTTTGCTTGAACCCAAGCATCTAACTGCTCATCATCTCCTAACAAATTCATTAACTTGCTTGCATTTGATTGGATAGACTTTAGTTGTGCTTTTGCCATTGATGATTCATCATCTGGTTGTAAGTGATCGTCTTCTTGTAAAGCAGGTGCATTCATTTTGATAAAGTCATCTGATACTGCAAATACTACTACCTTTCCTGCACCATTGTCAGATACCTCAATATCCTCTAGGTTGTAAGTTGCTTGTAGCTTATCTGCTACTGCTTGTCCGATTTTCATTGCTTTTTGAATACCGTACTCTCTTTCTTGTCCTGATAGTGTTGTTTGTCCGTAAGCCTTTAAGTATCCTTCTCCCTCTGGGTATTTTATAAATACTTTTAGGAAGTTAGGGTTGTTAGGATCCTTAGTAGCATATGGCTTAAAGTCCTGTGAGTTAAAGTTACCTTCTGCTATATTTTTATTGATCTGAGATTCGTCTCCTGGTAATTCGTTAGCTGCCATATCATCGTACTCTTCATCTGAAGGAGTTGATACGTACTTAACCATTGCATCAGTTAACTTAGATTGTAGTTGTGGTGTTGGAAGTGATACTTCGTTACCTTGAGTGATTAAGAAGTCACACAATTCAATAGGTCCTTGTTCTGAATCTAAAGCGATTGACTTTAACTGAGGGCTTAGTATGAATCTAAAGGTATCTTGTCCTTTATCCTGTCCATACTCTACGTGGATGTTAAACTTGTTAACTCCTACTCCTGTCAGTTTAAGTGATTTTAATTCATCACCCTGAGCTCTTAGTACTTTAACTAATGATTTAGCTACCTCATATCCTACTGCTCCAGATTCCTCTGTAGTATATTTGTCGATACCTTCTTCTAGGTTCCCTTTTACGTTCTTACCTGATGCTGTTTTAATTGCAGCAATGTCTTGGTTATCCGCAAGGTCCTTAAGTTCTTGATCACTTTTGTAATCAATAGTAGACTTATCTCCTTGTGTAGTTTTTATAAAGGCAGTCTTTTCTCCTGCTTCAGTCAATCTTATTCTCAATTTTTTCATATTTTAGTATCTAAAGATAGTACTTCTAATTCGATTATACAAATAAATAGTAAATTATTTTATTGACAGTGGTATTTACCGTGTATATGTAATTACTTCTGTGCTGTTGGTGTACTTGCTACTATTTGATTATAATCGCTCATACTTAGTGTCTTACCTTCGGAACTAAGTTGTATAGCTCTTTGAGTTACACTATGCAAATCCATATCATCTTTAGCATCCTCTCTTGCATATTCTAGCAATCGAATAAATAAAGGAACATCTACCGTAATAGTGTCTTGTGGATTTGGTTGACCGTCAATTATCTCTTGAAGTAGTGAAGTTAGCTGTAGTGATTTCATAGTATGCTCTCGTATCGAGGTGTTTGTTATTAATTATTGTCCCAATGCTTATTGTACTGCTCCCACCAAAAGGTTAGATCTTGAGTGTCGTTGTCGTAGTATTGTCCTACAAAGTCAGATTTAAACTTTGAGCTTGCATTTTCGTATGCAGCTAGGGTGTATATCTCTTGGGTTATCTTTAAATTGTCTTTAAGATGGTCTATTATAAATTGGTAATTAGAACCTCTAATGACTCCTGCTTCAACTAGTAGTATTTTTTTGTTACTTAGTTTGTAACTATACAAGCTCATTAGTGCATCTAATTCACGCAAATAGGTAGAATCCCAGACTTGGTCTGGATATGGTACATCTACACTAAACCCATCACACATCTCACCTTCGTGGCTTAGCAAATGCCTTAGTAGTTGACCTGCCATATTAGAGTAATCTGCAGATACTGATATAACTACTGTATTACTTGCATTGAAGTTATTCTGTAGTAAAGTATTGCTGAGACTTATTATCGTAGCTGTTTCTTCTTTCTGTGATATGTTTAGGTCGACTCTCATTACTTGTTTCTGATTAGTAGCTCACCTAGTACCTCTAATCTCCCTACTTCACGTTGGAATTCAATTTGAGTCATATCGAGAGATATCTTTTTGTACGTATCGGTATACTCCTGTTTTGCTTTTTCAAAATCAAGTGTTCCTTCTGTAGCTTTTTTGTAGTAAGGTAACTTCACCTTAAAGTGGTGCCAAGTTAGTAAAGCTAACCCACCTTTTTCTTCAGCATTTGATGCTATCTTAGCAGCACCTTCACCTCTTGTTTTAGCGAAATCTGCCAATACCTCTTTTGCTTCTTTTATTAAATGTAGTAGTTTCATATTACTTTGTTTTACCCCAAGTCTTACCTTTTCCTTTAGTTCTACATTGGGCTGGTGTTGGTCTACAAGATGGGTACTTCGATCTGCTTTCTCCTTCCTGTCTTCCACAGGATTTGTATCCTCCTTCTCCATCAGGTGCATTACAGTCAACCCATCCTTTGGACTTACCCTTTGCTCCTTTTCTAGAGAACCACTTATGTAGCGATTCGTCTTCTTGTAGCAATTCTTGGATCGCTTGCTGTACTTTAGCATATCCAGATCCATAAGGTGCTGCCGTTCCTGCTTGTGGATCATCCGCTTCTTTTATGTCTTTCCAGATATCCCCTTTTCTACACCTTACAATAGCTCCTGATCTGTAGGCTGAGGGTTTATCGTAACGCTGTCTAGCAATACGCAAGCACCTATCTGCTTTTTCTTCAGATAGTACCTCTTTTACAAGTTCCCTCATAAATGCCTCTACATCGGAGGGTAGTTTTTTATCTACCTTGTCCACCATATAGTTTTTTGTAGCTCTTAGATGACTTTAACTTAGATGTCTTGCTCTTAGCATGAACACCTGGTCTTGATACTTTAGGTTTTTCTACTTTTACAACCGTAGAAGCTGATTTTGCTTTTGCCATGATAATTATCCTTTAGAATAAATATCACTAGTCTTGTAAATGCTTTCTAGCGTGTTGTAAGTAGTCCTTTAAGTGTTCTGATAGCTCGTTATCTGTCTTAGTTTTATTTCCTTTCCAATCCTCAATATCTCCTTGTTCTGTTACAAAGGTATCGACTGAATTGATTGAGTCTAGTATGTACTGCTCTACGTCTACTAGGAATGCTCTCAAACTTCCCTGTATCATAGCCTTTTCGTATGCATCATACAAACCTGCTTTTCTAAGTTCTGCTTCGTAGTTAATTACGCAGTCAAAGCACATCCTATGTATCTTGTACATCTTCTGACTTAGGTGGTAGTTCATAGTACCTCCACATTTTGGACAAGTAAGTGGAGTCTGTAGTGCTTTTTTAGCAGCATCTAGTTTAGTAATATTCTGCTTAAGTCCATCCTTTATAGTCCAAGTACGTCCACTCTCTTCCCAGATGTCTCCCTCATTGTGAACTTCGTGTGCCTTTTGGTACCCTACTCCGTCCACAGTCTTAGCTGAGAAGTCCTTGTTAACTAAGTTCCTTGCTCTATTTACGTCTCTTGATTTAAACTCTTTTTTAAGTAAGCTCTCGCCCATAACCTAACTCTTTTAATTGATTGATAACTGATTGTACGTCTCCGTCTTTACATTCGATTGCTATTCCTCCTTTAGCAGCAAATGCTCTTAGGTTGGATGGTTTATCATCTATAAGGATTGCGTTCTCATTTGCAAAGTCTGCTTTTGCTGATCCAAATCTAAACTCTACAGGAGGTGCTGGTGATAGGTGATTCCTAACCCACATTTTCTTTCCTAACCTTGAAGTATTATCTCTTGATGGGGAGGTTAGAATTGTTGGATGGTATGGTTCAATAAAGTCCCATAGCTGTTTCCCATTAGGCATCCATTCCATCTCTGACCAGAAAGAGATTCCTACATACTGATCGATCAGTTTCCAAAACTCTGTTTCTCCTTCTATTGAAGTAAAGTGCTTAGGTCTTGATACTTGTGCTATAGTTTCTTTTGAGTAGTATTTTGGACCTTCTTTACGAAGCATCTCAAGGAACCTCTTTTCGAAGTCTGTCAATACTCCATCCATATCACAGTACAGTTTGTACTTAGGAGTGTAATCCTCCTCTGTGAGTAGTAGTTGTTTTAATGTTCTCATAACTTATTTTTATTATTATAACTTTTGTTTAATACCTAGGGCTGGTATTCTATTTCGCCATATTGCTAGTATTTCCTCTCTCTGTTGTGGTGTAATATCTTGAGCGTCTAAGTAATTGCTTACTACTGTTTTAAACGGTAGCTTTTGTTTCTTAGCTCTAAAATACATTCCCTGTAGATTTGCGTCTACTTCTTTTTTTAGCTTAAAGTAGTCTGCTATTGGCTTTTCTCCTGCTCTTATCTTATCTCTTTTTGCTAAATCACCTCTCACTGTTTTAGCTGGATTTGATGATACTCCTCCTCTATTATGAGTAAGGTGTTCTATTTCATGTCTGAAAAGGTCTTTCAGAGTCATTGAGATTTCTTCCCAAAACTCTGGAAGTAGTTCTGGATCTATAGCAATGTTTGCTATAATAAAGTCTCCGTCACTATCAAAACCCGCTCCTGTACTATCTAGCACTTCCATCTTACCTGTACCAGGTGTTAGTAGTAGCGTACCTTCTACGTCAAATTCTACATCACCATTTGAGTAGCTATTATCAAACCCTATACTCTTTTCTCCTGCATCAAATGCTTGTTTCCAGCCTCTGAATAAATCTGATGAAGCTTGGTTACTTATCGTATCGTATCTCCCTTCTGCCATAACTTTTTTTTTTGAATCACCACTCTTTACTCCATCCTCCCAGTTTCTGAAAGTGATGTTACCTTTTAAGTATGCTTCTTTTTCAATCTCCTGTAAGTGGTCATCCTCATTAGTGTTTGCTGTTTGGATGTTACCTAATCTTCCATCTAAGTTTTGCATGTGGTGAATCATCTCATGTGAGAATGATCTTAGTACGTCTTTAGGATTTCTTCCTAAAATATATAGTACCACTTCTTGCTTGTTTGGATCGTAGTAAGCTGTTTTTCCAAATACATTACCTGCTTGTTCTGGATCTTTTACTGTCTTAATATTAGGTAGAGGTGTTATGTTCATTCCTTGATCCATCATGTACTCCAATAGTGAAGCAATATATGGTGTGTAGTTAAACTTAGGTTCAACATCCTCTGGAAGTGCTTTCTGATATGGAGTGTAGTCCGCTCCTGCTTGAGAAGCCATCACCTTAGTAATGTAGATTCTATCCTGTTGAAAGTCCATATTGAACTCTGTCTTATCTAACTGGCTTTTTAGTTGGTTATATAAGCCTACAAGATCTGCTCTATCTTCTGATGAAATTGCTGAAGATGCTTGAATTGGTATTCCTGTTACGTTCTCCTGTACCTTTTTAGTAGGGAAGAAACTCTCAAATACCTCATCAACTGCACCTAACATCTTGTCTTGTATAGATGGTTCATCTTTCGGAGTTACTATTTCAATTACTTTCATCTTATCGTCTTTTGAAAGAACACTTGGTATCCACTTTCCGCTTACCATATACTCTTTCGATTGTCTTATTTGTGTAGCAGAGAATTTATCATCCTCTTTACCCACAATAACTGGTAGCTCTTTTACTTCTACTTTAGGATACTTGTCTCTGTTCTTAGCAAACGATGCAAACTTACCTGCCTCATCAGCCATCGTACCTGTTATAATGTGGTCCACTTCTGATTGGTACTGATCTACCCAGTCATATACATCCTTAATAGGTGTTATTTGACTTAGGACAACCTCTACTGGTGTTGCTAAATACTTAGCGTATATCTCCCAAATTGCTTTTGACTGCTGTGGTGTGATAGCAACTCCTTCTCTTATTTTCGGTCCTACAAATATAATTAACTTATCTGCATTTTGAGATAGTATTCTTGCATTCTCGTAGTGTGCTTTATGTGGTGGTTTGAATCCTCCTGCATAAAGTGCTACTGTAATTAGTTGATCATCGTTACCTTCAGACAGGGTTTGTGCTACTTTCTCAAGTGCATCTTCTTTACCCTTACCCTTAGCTGTTCCTACTTCTCCTGATTTAACAGATACCATTGATCTGAATATACCTGCAATTCTGTTTTTAGATCTAGGGTTATTTAACTTCTTAGCAATAT